CATAGTTGAAAATACTATAGCGTCCAATATAAAATTAAAGTTTTCATATTGGTTTTTATTTTTATAAGCGGTTGTTTCCGCTATATTCCAATTTAAAGGCATTCTCTTCTCCATTGTTAGTTATATGCGATAATATGCATAAAAAAACCCGCCAGTCAATCTAGCGGGCTTTAAACGCGGTTTAAACGCGGTGTTTATTTTCTTGTTATTTCTATCTGATCAATAACTTTGTCTACAATATCGTCAACGTCAAAATATTCAGAAAGCTCAGAATCTACAGTTAAAACGCTGTGATCTGATAATTGATCATCAAAAGTATCTTTAAAAACTACATCACTATTTTCAAGTGCTGAAGGAAGTTCATCAGCTTCAATATAATCTTTTCGATCAAATTGTTTTTTAACTTCTTCTTCAACAATTTTATTTATCTTTTCAGTTGGGAAGTTTCTCTCAGCTGATAAAGAAGCTAGCCCCGCTATTCCTCCCGCTATCATATCTAATAATTCTGATTGCTGATTCATAACTTTATCTACTGGCGGGTTTTCTTCTGATACTGCCATTGGGTCTACTAGTCTTCCTACTAATGGTTGATTCTTTTCCATGTGATTTTCTCCATAATTAAGGTTAAAAGATATAAGATTAATCTCATAAAAAAAGGCGGGTGTAAAGCCCGCCTTTAAATTTAGTAATATTTAACTGTTTAAACCGCTACAGCTACCCGATTCCAGTCGGTCTTATTCATGTTAAGTATTTGACCGCCCCGCCTTTGCCAGTCGTCCATTTCATCAGCGTCAACGCGGTTAGCTACATTTGTGACCGCATTAACCATGGTTGCCCTACTAATTGCATTTCCGGCGTATCCTTCTTGACCTATGGTTGCCATCAAGCCGTCCAGTACTGAGCTAGTTTCTTTTTTAGTTAGGTTAATAACTTTTCCTAAATTATCGACTGCATTATTTACGCTTCCTTCAATAATGTCTTGCCCCGCTGTTTTCATTTTATCAACGACTTCATCAAAAGAATCGCGGGAAGTATAACCCGCTACTAAGTCCCTGACTTTTAATTCTAATGCTTTATTGTCAGCGTCTTTAGCTTCGTTAGTTAACATTTTCCACGTTTCGCCATCTGCTTGCGAGCTAGTAATATGCGACTGTCTATGGCGGTTTTCGGTTTGCATTCCATTAAGGCAAGCTAACGTCCAGTACATCTGGTAAACTTGGACGCTTCCCGCACCTACTTCACTATTAGAAAGTCCTATTCCGGAAGCCATTAAATCACCTTTGTTAGCACCTTCACCAGTTATGACTTCCGATTTTAAACGCAAGTATAATCTTTTATCAGTAACGTCCGCATTCACTACTTTCCATTGGGCTTCGGATTCCATCAGCTGTGGAATAGCTGAGTTAAGTAAATTGGTATTATCAAAAGTTTTAAACTTATCTGATAAAACAGCTCTAGCAATTCCATGCGTATCAGAATCCATAAAAGTTCGGATCATAGTATTTTTTGGTTCTTTTTGCCAAATAGCATTTATTACACTATCAAACTGGGTTGGGTATCCTTGTTGCAAGCGTTGCATAGTTCTGGAATCAATGCCCGCTCTTTGCCCTATTTGTGACAATGCTACATCGTTAGCATTGTACATATAAGTAGGCTCGCCATCTTCACGCTCTACGACTATGCGACTAAATTTTGACTGCTCGCTATCGTCTGCGGGGCTTCCGTCTTTATTTAAAGTTTGTATTTGTAAAGCATTAGTTGGAGCTATAAAATCTTTGCTACGCTCCGCCTGATCTTTTACTTTTTGCATTAAGTTTAGTAATTCATTATTAGAATTTTCAATAGTATGTGTCATATTCTTTTCTCCATATTGACATTAAAATTAATCAGGAAAATCCTGATATCCTATATTATCTCATAGCAAAATAGGTTGCAATAGAAATTTCTATTTGTAGAATTATTGTTTCTTTCCATAAAACTTTTGTTGTTCAATAATTATGTTCTCCGTATCAAACTGATAGCATAGCCTACAATCGTTGCATTTTTGTCCAGTGCAGTTTTCATCTCCGCCGTTATATCTCTCAGATACATTGTTAAAGACTTTATTAAAAGGTCTGGGAATTTTAGTCATTACTTTATCAATAACTGGATTAGAATAAACCAAAATTAGGTTATCAGGTATTTCATTATTTTTAAAATACTTGCGGATAATATCAGTACGCTTAGACCATAAAGCAAAAGTAATATCGGGGAAAAATTTAACCATATGTACAAAATTATGTAGATGGGTTTGGTTAATTAGCTCACCATGTCCATGCAGTCTGGCAATATCATTTCTAAAACGTAAATAACTAAAATCTTCATGTATTATAGTTGATAAGGCTACGCTGTTGTTTTCAAAATTAGGAATACAATTTCCTCTATAACTTTCTAACATTGCAAAAGAAAAACATATTTTACATATTTTATTTTGAACAGGTGATTTATGTTCTTTCTGGCAAAATTCATTGGATAAAGTATTTGAATTGATAGCGTCCAGTCCTAATAGTTTTCCTGACATTTTAGATTTTTTAATAAACATTCTTTTCTCCTATAAGATTTATCCCATATGATATCACAAATAAAAAAGGCCGTCAATCTGGACGGCCTTTAATAACTTTGGTTTTAAATACTCATTTACTTTCTCCTATTCCCATATCTCAATTGGCATTAAAGGCTTTTCTTTCCAACCTTCAATTACTTTGTTAGTTTGATTAATTTGTTTATTAATATAATTATCTGCCCATTCTAATGTAACAGTTCTTTGAACTGATGTTTTATAGCCTTCTTCTTGCAACCATAATTTGACGTACTTTCTTGCATTGCCAAGACGATCATCTTTAACAAAAGCGTTTTTATGATTATTGGCTTTAATTCTTTGTAATTGCTCAACCCAACTTTTACTTATTGAGCAAGACAATTCTAATGGCTTATGCTTGCTACCAAAACAACTACCGCTTTGACCGCCATACATAAGCGTATAACCATGTTCTGCAATTACATTATATTTTTTGTCAACTTTATGGTGCTTACCGCAAACTTGGCAAGTACCCCAATGAGTTGCCTGCCTGTCAGTAAATTTAATTTCTTTCTTTACTTTAGGTTTAGCTGTAATGCCCATGCTTTTGTATTGATGCCATAGTTCATACAACTTCATAACTTTTGGTTGCGCAGATTCACCATATTCAGAAAGATGTTTTTCTGGCTTAAAATTCCAGATATCAACTCTTTGCCATTCCATAATTTCTTTACCAATTAACTCTGGTCTTGTAGGAAAAGATTGACCAAAATTATCAATAGTTTCACCATAAAATTCACCAGTAGGTAAATCTCTCATTTTAAATAAATTAAAAGCATCGCCTAAACACCTTGTAGCCTCTTTATAAGATGCCTTAGTATAAAAGCCACCTTCAGCCTGCTCTTGCGCTAATTTTAAATATTCTTCATATGAACGACTCATTTACTTTCTCCGCCTATAAGTTGCTGTGGTAATGGATTTAAAGGTGCATCTCTTTCTTTAACTATTTCGTCAAAAGAATGAACATATTTATATTTTTTTAACACTTCAATATCTTCTTCCGGTACTTCCAATACAGAATAAACACTTACTATTCTTGCATCTGACCAATAATGTTCATCATCAGGATTATATTCAACACCACCAAATTCCCAATCTAAAAACTCTTTTTCCCATTCTGAGGTTTTAACATCATCACGTTCCGCTTTGGTAAGCGTTTCTGAGTATGTTTCATAAAAACCATTCCTACAAAAAGCAGTTATTAAGTACCATTTACTCATTGATTAGCCCTCCTAGTTACATTGATTATAATGATATCTTTATTGTCATCTTTTGGAAGGCAAGCTGACAAAGCTATTAGATCACCAATATTAGCATATTGATTTATACCTTTTATAGAAACACGCCTATCACCACGATTAATAGTTTTATAAAACCGGACTATAGAATGTTGGTTACTATCTGGATCATCAAAGCGAGCTAATACTTCATACTTGTCGCCGTTTTTCATTTTATCAAAGTCAATGCCAAAATTTAAAGCTAAATCCCTGACAGATTTATTGGCATCTATTATTGATTTATTTAACATGGTTTTAGAAAGCCTGATTTGTGCAAAGCCCATAACCCACATTGGTAGTGTTTTTAAAAATACTGATTCTTTCTCTGTAGCTAACATTATTTTCTCCTTTTAGATTTATACTGAGGTTGAGGGTCTGTTGATCCCCAATAAATTAAATTCCATAATTTAATAAATAAAAACATAAGTCTCCTTTTTAGTTAACAAGTGTCCTATAAAGATATCAGATTATATGGGACATATCAAGTCAAAAAGTTTGACCCAGTTTAGTTTATGCTCAAAAGATAATGCGGGATTTGTTTTCAGACCATGTTTCTGTAAGTCCATTACATCTTTGGCATGGTACAAATATATAATAGGATTTAATTGTTTTGGTTTTTGTTGGCGGATTAGTACCCAAGAACTGGATAATTTATGTGCAGTCAGCCAAGATACTTGATGTGGAGATAAACGGACAACGGAAGAACCCGTAACTTTTAATTCTAAAAAATGAAACAGCCCTTTTTCGTCACAAATTAGTAAGTCAGGAACACCTGGAGATACCCAAGTTTCTACTCTAGTTAAGAGTAACTTTCTGTTTAACTTTTTCAGGTTTGATTTTAATGCCTGAAAGAACTGACTTTCTAGATTTTTTGGCGACTTGCTTGGGCTCTTCTTTTTTTGGGGTAACATCGATGAGGGAAGTTCCATAAGTATCTCTTATATTTTGTAATTCTTTTTCAACTTCTTCTCTGCTCATAGAATCAATAGACCCGTGTCTAATCTCAGATTTACTGACATAAATGTTTCCTTGTGCCAAACCTCTAGCCTTCTCAGCCTGAACCGCCGCCGAATAAGCACCGGCTTCCAAAGCTTCATCGCGAATCCTTTGTAAGTCTCTTATATGTCTTCCATAAGAAACACCATATTTTTCATCTACTTCTGCTTTATATTTATTCATGTAAGCAACAACATGAGGGTTCAAATCAGGGTTTGTAAGCTCATAAGCTTTCACATGAGCACTACCTTTTGAGTATCCGGCCTTGATTGCACACTCTCTTTTGGTCAAAAAACCATCATTTGTGACAAATTCTTTGACAAAACGCTCCATTTTTCGTGTTAAAGGTGTGTTTTCGTTCTTTCTTGGTCTAGCCATGTTTTTACTGTCTCACTTGCTGTAACTGTTACTGTGTCTATGTTACATTACTTCCACAAAACAAAAAAGAAGTCAAGAAGTGTTACACGTATACACCATTGAAAATCAAATATGTAACAATATTTTCCTGATTAACCTTTTAGATTCAATTAGATAACTAAAATGTTACATAAGTATACGCTGTTTTCCCAAAAAATAAAAATATTTTTTTTGATTTCAGAACATAGTGTATACTGTATACTTATGTAACAAAAAACCCCCGCTTATAGGACGGGGGTTTTAAGTTGTGTCTGACCACAGAGAAAAGAATCTTCTATATTATAGCATTTTTTATTTCTTGGTGTCAACTTCTTTATTTAAAAAAGCACCAGAGTAAATTTGTTTGCCCAATTGTTCGTCAGGGTCTTCGTTTCTTGCTTTCAAATCTTGCTCAACATCTTCTAGCTTTTCTGCAAGCTCTTTGGCATAACCTTTGGAAAACTTTGATATTTTACCATTGGCCACGTCATACAAATCAAACATTACTTCCTGAATTTTTCTAATATTAATTTCACTCATGTTTATCTTCCTCTTCAATAAAAACATCTTCTTCTTTGTATTCATTTTTATTAACCTCCCACGCCTGTTCCATGGTCCAATCATGGCCATCATCGGATTTTACCCACCAATCCCCCATACCATCAATTTCTCCGGCTTTTTCCATAGCTTCTTCTTCATTCTTGGCTCTAATAAAAATGTGAAAACCAAAATCCATAGTCGCTGTTACTTTAAATACTTTACTCATCGCTGTTCCTCCAATGCCATATCACTAGTTAAATCAATAATATCATTATAAAACACCTTTTCTTTTAATTTACTTAAAGACATAGAACTAGTTTTTTTATAGTAATATCTTTTAAGAACATACCCGTTAGATATCTTTTTTATTTTATAGGATATTGTTTCAGTTTCACCCGCTGTAAGTTTATCAAATACTTCACTCATTACCACTCCCTCACTTTCTGTTTCTCAATATCAAAATTCTCAAACGTCCCACGATAGTGATCTTTGATAGGACGTAACTTAAATTTA